CAACAGTTTTTGCACCAAGGCGCACCCGTGAAAGTCGGGGAAACGGTCGAATTGGAAGATTTCACCGCGCGCTCAATCATTCAGCAGGGCTCCGCCGTTGAGGTGGTGGAAGAACCCGAAGCGCCCGCAGCGGTCAAACCCGAACCGAAGCGCGCGGCCAAAACCAATGAGTGATTTACGACCCAACCCCGCGCAATCGCACAACCAGCTCACGGTTGGCGCTTCCGCTCAGAACCTTTCTCAGCTTGGGCTGGACGTCCACCCAGACACAGTGCTGATGCAGTTTTACGTTGAGGGCGGCGATGTCCGTGTGACGGTAAACGGCACGGTCCCGACCGTTTCGCTTGGAATTTTGTGGCCAGCCGGAAGCCTCTGGGAGCTTGGAGCAGCCGAAGCCGCAGCCCTTAAAGTCATCCGTGCTGGGGCTCCAGCCACCCTTCAAGTTGCAGCTTTCAAAGACTGATTTTTCTCATGCGCCAAATCAACGCAGCTTCAGGATCTAGCGGCGGCGGCGGTGGTGGTTCGACCATCGACCGCGAGCTTGTCGTGACCACGTACTCGGTCAAAACCGCGTTTACCGGCGCCAGCGTTGGCGACACGATTACGCAAACGCAAATCATCGACGTTACAAGCTCGCCGTATTCGGTTTTGACGTTATGGCGAAACCAGACGACCAACACTGACCTCGTCAGTGCTCCAAGCGCTGCAAACCTCACGCTTGTCGGTTCTGGTTCTCTTTCTGATGCGCAGCTTCGTGCTTCGCCGGTTCCAATTGTGGTCACTGATGGGCTTGGGAATCCGATTACGTCCACCGGCGGCGCCCTTGATGTAAACATCAAGACTCCAACATCAATTTCTCAGTCACTCACAAATCTTGACGTTGACCTTGGAAACGTTGCGGACCCCGTTGCAACCAGCGACACTGGAAGCTTTTCGCTGATTTCTTTGGTTAAGCGGCAGCTTCAGAAGATCCCAAGCGCAATTTCCTCGATTGCTTCCTTCGATCAGGCCGGGCAACCTGTTCGTTTGGTTGGCCAAAACGTCACTGGCGCTGGGTTTAGTGCTGTCGGAGCGTCGGTCATTGACGCCTTTTTTGTGCAGACCCCTTTTGTTGGGGCTGGGGTGAGTTACAACCAAGCCAGCGGCTCAATCAACATCGCTAGCGGCACCACAACGAATGCTGAATTTTTGGCCCGCTCGGTTGCGCCTTACAGGGGCGCGATGCGAAAGCGGTTCACCGTTTTAGCCTCGCAGAGGATTGCGAACACAAACTTCGCTGTTTTGCTGGCTGACATTATCGGTGAAGGGTTAGCCGTCACAATCAACAGCGCGACCTCGATTACTGTGGCCATCCCCGGTCACACTTTTGACGCCACAAACGTCGGTCAGTTTGTTTTGGTTGGCGCCATTTCAGGAGCAGCAGGCGTTCCCGGACGATATGCCATTGCATCGGTTGTTGCTGGCGTTTCCATCACTCTTACGGTTGCAGGTTGGCCCGCTTCGGGATCATGTACGGCAACAATCTTTGGCCGGAATTACGTCCGGCACCTGTTCAACGGTACAACCGCAACAAATGCCGGCATTGACGCGCAGCGGAACGGCTGGGCAACAGGTGACACCACGGCAACGATCATCACCACGGCAAGCCCGGGTGTTTTGCTTCAAACCGAGCTTACCGGCCGGGAAATTTTCTTTTCGAACTCGCTGCGGGCAACTTCGACAGCGCCAAACTTCACGACAATCGGCTCTCGGTATGAAAACATACCGGACCAAAACGTCGATCTGTACGTCTTCCTATGGGCTTTCAACGGGACCACGGCTCCAGCGTCATCAACGACTTGGACGCTTGGCTCACTTTCTGTTGAGAACTTCCCGAACGTGCCGCTTTACGTGCAGGGGTTCCGGTCGTTTGGTCAGCAGAACGCAATCCCCGTTCAGCTTCAGTCCGGGACGGCTGCAAACGTTCTTGGGACAGTTTCGCTTGCCGCGGCGCAGACGCTTGCCAACGTCACCACGGTTGCGGCGGTTACGGCGGCAAACCTAGGCATCCCCGGCACGATTGCAGACGTGGCATCGGCCGCGCTCACAACGACCACGACCACGGCGGCTTTCACGCCGACCTTTGGATCGTGTTACGAAGTAAACGTCCCTGTAACTGCTGTGACTGGCTCCTCTCCAACGTTGGACTTTTCGGTGGATGAGTCTGACGACGCCGGGACAAACTGGTTTCGGGTTTATGATTTCCCGCGCATCACTGCGACCGGGATTTATCGCTCTCCGAAGCTGCCTTTGACGGGAAACCGGATTCGGTACGTGCAGACGGTAGGCGGTGGAACCCCAAGCTTTACTCGCGCGGTCAACAGGCTTCAAAGCTCAGACGACGCCGATTCAATCCGGCAAATCATCGACCGAACGATCACGCTGACAACGGGGAACTCTACAACGCCCTCGCTGAACGTGCAGAACTGCCGCAACGTGCAGCTTGTCATCAACCTTGGCGCGGCTACCACGCCCCCGGCGCTTCAGCTCGAAGGCTCCGAGGATGCCGGTGCGTCTTGGTACTCGATCGGCTCCCCGCTCACCGGCGTTGCATCCAGCACGGTGCAAGCGACGGTAAACAACGTCCAAACGCAGCTCATTCGGGCTCGCGTTTCCTCGGCCGGAGCAAGCGTGACGGCTGGATATGTCCTCATCAAGGGATTCTGATGATTGAGAATCTGAACGTGTTTTTTGCGGGGCTCGACGCTGCGGAAATGGTTTTCGCAACGTCCCCCGTGAAACGCGTGACGGCCTACTTCGACAACGCTTTTCAGGACATCAACCTGGGCGAAACGATCATGGACACGACCACGCCTAGGCTCACAGCCAAATGGGCGGACGTGAAAGACATTCCGCGCGGGACCGCCGTTACCGTGGGCAATGCGAGTTTCTCCGTGGTGCAGATTCAGGCAGAGGGGACGGGGCTCGCCACAATCACATTGGCGCACGAAGACTGAAGCCATGGCGCTCTCCTTCGATGCTTCCAATGGGCTTTTTGAGGTCATGGGGCACGGGGATTTTTCCCGCGCCGAAAACCTCCTTGGGCTTCTGCCCGAGCAGGTCACCAAAGCAGTCCGCACGGCTACCACAAAGGCCATGCGCTGGGCCGAGCGGGAAGGCGCTAAAAGGCTGGCAAACGTCACCAAGCTCTCGGTGCGCCAGCTCCGCGAAGCAACCCGTTACAAAGCCAAAATCCGCAACCGGCAAGGGCAGGTTCAAGGGCGCGTGTGGTTTGGGTTGAATGACGTTGCGCTGAAGTGGGCAGGGGCTACGCAAACCCCGTCCGGCGTCTCCTCGCGCGTGGGCGAATATCCCGAGGCGTTTATCGTTCAGAAACTCAACCAGCACGTCTTCCGCCGCAAAGGGGCGACGCGGCTCCCCATTCAAAAAGTTACCTACGGCATCCTGGGCACTTCCGAGGCAGTTTTGGCAAAGGTCGCGGACGAGGCGGCCAGAATGTTCCAGCAGCTCCTTTTCTCCGAACTCGACAAACTCACCGGCAAAGGTGAAGGCACCTCCGCTGCAATTCTTGGCGCATGAGCAACAACCTTTCAGTCAACATTGAAAGCCTTCATGCCGCCATGCTCGCGGCAATTCAGGCTCAATTCCCGACACTGGCAACTGTCGCTTATTACCCGCGCCCCGGGGAAAAGATCGAAACTCCGGCAGTCCTCCTTGAACTGGACAGCATCGAGGCGGATTCCCCGGCGCAAACCGGAACCGAGCAGCTCCCCGTTTTGCTCCGCTTCGCGGCGTATTGCGTGGGCTCCTACCACGACGGGCAAAAGCTCGCGATCCGCACGCTGGCGACCTCGCTCATGGCGTTCGTCAACCTCCAGCAATGGGGGCAGCCAGTCCGCGCTGCGTCCATCGTTGACGCGCGCCCGGACAACTTCCGGCAGGAGGGGAATAAGGAATACGAGGTGCTCCGGGTAGAGTTCACGCACGAGGCGCTCCTAGGCTCAGACGTGTGGCCCGATACCGGCAGCGTACCAACGCAGGTGTTCGCCTCGGGCGACGCCGAGCCCAACAATCGGATTGGCGAGCTATTCCTGCCTGACTACGTGAAAGTGAAATGAGCGCCGAGATTTCAGACATCGCCCGGCGCTTGGCTTCAATGGTGCGAGTGGGGCGCGTGGCCGAAGTGAACCACGCTCAAGTCCGGGTCCGGGTGACATTCGGGCCGGACGGCGGAAATAAAACGGCATGGCTGCCATGGATGACGGGCCGGGCCGGAGCAACGAAGGAGTGGAACCCTCCAAGCGTCGGTGAGCAAGTCGTGGTTCTCTCGCCCTCTGGCAACCCCGCAGCTGGCTTCATCCTCGCGGGCTCAATCAACTGGAACTCTAACCCCGCACCGGCATCCTCCGGCAACATCACCAAAACCGTGTTTGCAGACGGGACAACGATCACGCAGGACGCAATCTCGAAAGCGTACTCGGTGAGCGTGCCCGCTGGCGGTCAAATCAGCCTGGCGTGCGGCTCCTCCTCGATCACCATTGCGGACAGCCAGATCACCCTCAATACGCCGAATCTCGTCCTTGCCGCCAACAGCATCTCCGCCGCGAGCACTTCAGGAGGATCCGCTTCCGCAACGTTCAACGGCAACATCACTCAAACCGGCTCGATCACTTCCACAGGCGATCACGTGGCCGGATCAATCTCGCTCAAGACTCACCGCCACGGCGGCGTCCAATCGGGCGGCAGCAATACAGGCACCCCAGTATAACCAATCAAAACCATGGAACAGTTTACGCTTTCAAAGATTGCAGCTCGCGACCTCGGCGCTTGTGAAGAACCAAGGGGCTCTAACAAAGGACCGCAGATTGAGAAATTCCTCCGCGCAACCGACCTCGATGGAGATGGCTGGCCGTGGTGCGCCGCTGCGGTTTCGTATTGGGTCCAGCAGTGGGCAAAGCGCAACAACTGGAAAGGCCGAACACCGCGGATTGCAGGTGTTGCTCAGTTTCCAGTGTGGGCAAAACGCAACGGTCTGAAGTGTTCATTTTCGCCCACGGTAAACGACATCGTCATTTTCAAGTTTTCGCACATCGGCGTTGTCGAAAGCGTGGGCCCCGATTGGATCCAAACCATTGAGGGGAACACAAACGACGAAGGAAGCCGGGAGGGTTTTGAGGTCGCACGACGCAGGCGTGCCTTGGACCAGTGCCGCCTCTTCATCTCGCTCCCGCCCGTCGTGGTTTAGGCGGAAGAAAACGCACAAGACCGCCGGGGCTTCTAAGCCTTTAATCGTTTCCGATGCGCGGCCTCGATGCCAACACCGGAAAGCCGCTTGAAGGCTTCGCCCACTTAGTCCAGTCGATTCGGGACATCCTCACGACCCCAATCGGCACGCGTGTCATGCGCAGAGACTACGGCTCGCGGCTTTTCCAGCTCATTGATGCGCCCCTCAACGCGCGCACGGTGTTGGAAATCTACGCGGCCACGGT